CCTGTGAACAATGGGAGCAGAAGGTCAAGTCTTCACCGAATCCGATCATCGGTGCGAACGGTTGACCAAATTTGTCTGCGACCTTCTTAATGAGGTCAACGGTCATCAGCACCCCACCAAAGCCGCACCCGGCAATGGGGAAGATGCTGTCCTTTGGGTAGTCCGTATAAGAAAGAGCAATTGGGGTCACTTCGTCCTTTTCCTTGGAGTGGTAATACCCTAACTCTTTGTAGATTACTGGTTGCACCGGGGCCTTACGCTTGAAGTATAGCCCGGATACCAGTTCCCGGCCTTCGTCAAGGTCTGCTGACAGCCTTTTCAGAAGGTCGGAGTCGAAGTCCATGTCGGAGTCAAGCCAGAGGATCCTGTCGAATCCTTCGGTGACGGCCTGTTTTGCGAGGTTGTTCCGTGCGTCATAGACCAGAGAAGAACACGAAATCGCAAATCTTGTGTCCTGCCCCTTGTCCAACCCCAAAACGGACTTAAAAAAAACCGTGTGGATCATGTCCATGCACGGTATCGCAATGAGTGTTTTCATTAAAGCCTCCTTGTGAAAGCACTATTTAGGATGCTTGCTGAAGAACAGGATAGCCGTCTGCGGTTGCGGTTAGATAATATGTACTACCCATAGTGTTGAACCCTATTCCGCTGATTGATTCCAGCTCTCTCCGGGCCAGCTCGGCTTGGATAATCTGGGAGTCGGTCGGCATAACGGGTTCTCCTTAGTGGTTCTGGTTGTTACTCACTCGTGTCTTGCGGGTATCCATCTGCGGTCGTGGTTGCGTATTCAGAGCCACCGGCGGTTGTTAGATAATACGTACGACTCTTAGGAGCATATCCTATTTCGCTGATTGACTCCAGACTCGCCGGGGCGGGGGCACCCTGTGGCCTCGCAATAACTGCGCCCGTAGTACCAAACGCCTCGTAGATTTCCTCCCACGTTTTGTCGAGAGTTCCCTCCCCAACGTTCAGCGTTGCCACAAGGACGGAACCGCCACCAGCATTGGCAACGCCCTGTTCCAGCTTGTTAAGTTTGGTGGAGGTCACGACATCACCGGACTTCCAGTTTGTAGGAGTATAAGACATTGTTTTCTCCTCTCTGTGAAAAGTGGGGGATTGCTCCCCCACTCATCACGATTTTAGGGTCATATAATCGACTTGGCCCTCATCGACCTTGTTGGAGTCGTTTCCTTGGGCCGCCTCAAAAGGTAACCTTGCAGAAGGCGTGATCAGCAACGATGCCAATGCCGATGTACTCACGGCCTACCAGCTTGACCAGATCCTTCTCAGCAAGGCTCAGATCGTCATACTTGATGGTGATCTCGTCACCGTTGGGGAAGTTGGCATGAGCACCAACGCCGAAGTCGCCTACCACCATCCACGCAGTCCCGGCAGTCCCGGTCGTGGCGTAGGTGGGGAGGGTGCTGTCGAAGTGGACAGGCAGACCCTCAAAGGGATCCACGTTGAAACCGTTGGCGTACTGAGCGGCCTTGAACTGAGACCAAGTGGCCTTGTTCATGACGATGACAGGGTTCGCCGCCTCGTCAGACAGAGTGCCAAGGGCAGAGGCCACAACGCCCACGGAGGGAGTGCCGGCAACCACACCAACGCCCACGGCGGTGGAAGTGGCAGAAGCGGTCAGAGCAACGATTTTGGCAAGCAGCTCTTCCTGTGCCTTCTTGGCGATCCGGTAGGTCAGTTCGTCATAGATGTAGTACAGGAACTCCTCGCCGCCCATGTCCATAGCCTCGTCAGAGATGGTGATCCACTTCTTGATGGACTCCGGTTTCATCTCCACGATGCCGAAGGTCAGCGTCTCCTCGGAGGGAGCGGTCGTGCCTTCGGAGTGGACAACAGCGGCTCCGGCAGACAGCTCAAAGCCGATCTGGAGGTTGCCCCGGATGTAGGTCTTGCGGACGAGTTCCATCAGACCGGAACGCTCCCAAGCGGTGCGGATGCGGCCTTCGATGATGGTGGGGACAGGGACGTAACCAGTAGCGGCGGTGGCGTTCGTGGTCAGAAGCGCACGGCACTCATCGTCCTTCCCGGTCTTGATGTAGTTGGCAAAAGCCTCGATGTACTCCTTGGAGGAGCGGATCTCGTTCTCAGTCATTTCGTGTCTTTCCTCACTTTCGATTTTGTTGATGATCTCACCGTCACCATTGGCAACGGCGTTGCGGATTTCGTTCCGCTTGGTTTCAGCGGCCTTGCGGCTCTCCAGTTCCTCATTGATGGAACGAGCCTCGGCCTCCAGAGCGTCAAGGTCGGCCTCCGGTGCGTCAATCTCGGCTGAAATAGCCGTTCTGCGCTCCATCAGTTCCTCGACAGTCATTTCCTTGATGTTCATGTCATAGAACCTCCGTCAGAATTTTGATTCGCTGTTTCTGCCTTGCTCTCTGCTCCCTGGCCGCAATCTCCTTGCGTACTTCCTCGATGACTCCCTCGGCGAAGTTCCGGGAGGAGATGCTCGTGCCGTCATTCGCCGGGATGCTCACGGCACTCACATCGTAGAGTTTGCTGATAGAAAGAATCGTCCGAAGAACCGTCACGGTCGTGACTCCTGTGTCCTCGTCACGCTCCTCGGTCTCTTCCCTCTTATCCTTACCAACACGGAAACCGAAGGACATCTTGTCGGTGTATCCTCCCTCGATCTCCTCATAAAGCTGACGGCCTATCTCCGTGCCGCCAAGGTTCGCCCGGATGTGCAGACCATGCTCGTCCGGGTCAAGTTCCAGAGTGCCGTTGTTCGTTCTGGCGAACACTCGACCCTCGTGGTTGTACTGCATGATGACATCGGACATATCCGTGTCACTGAAGGCATTGGGGTCTACTTGCTCAAGGACGATATAGGTGTATCCGTCCCAGCTAGACCGCCAAAGTTCATACGGCTCGTTGAAGGTGGTGGCGTACCCGGAGACGATCTTCTCGTTCTCTTCTGCTCTGCGCTCAAAGGATGAGACATCGATGTTCCGGTACTGCCGACCGTCAGCCAGCCGCTCAAGGATTCCTTCTCCCTGTTTAACTCCCACTTTCATCACTCTCCTCAGTTACGTTGTAGTATTCGCCCCGGATGGGCAGTTGCGAACCAATCGGCTCTGGCAGCGGAGGCAGATTCCAGATCTCCCGGATCTCGTTTCTTGTCATCAATCCTCTGTCTGCCATCTGCGCAGATACGTTCAGCTTGTCAGAGTTGCTCATGTACTGGAGCCGATTGCTCGTTGCCATGACCATGTTCCCCTCGGACTGTTCCCGGAAGGTAAAGAGGAGTTTTGTCATGACCTCCGAAAACTGCAAGGCCCACGGCTCGATGACCCCTTCGTAAAAGGCCGACCATGTATCGGCGTTGAACTTGTTCGTCAGAATGTCCTCGTTCACGCCGAAGTACTCAAACACGTTCGCCTTGATCGCCGCCATCTGGTCAGCGTCCGGGACAAAGGGTTTGCTCTCGATCTGCTTGATCTGGTCGTAAGTGTTCGGAAAAAGCAAAAGACCGTTGCCCTCCGAATCACTCATGAGATTCGCCTCGGAGAACCGCAGTCTTTCCTTCTTCAGATCTTCTGTTTTTACAAAGTTCGTGGTCTTCGCCATGAACCGATAGGTCGCAGACGACTTGACCCCTTCCGCAATGCCTTCGTTCTGCGTGTGGATGAGTTCCATCGTGGGTCTGAGCGCACGGTTCGTTTCTCCAAAGAAATCGTCCCGGTACTGCATTCTTGTCATGATTCCGCAGTTCTCCAGCTCGACAGCCGCATACTTGCCTCGTCCGAAGTCATAGCGGAGGTATGGTCTGCCACCGTACTGGATGATCTCACACTTGTCTGGGAGCGGAGTGTATACCCCGGAGATCTCGCCGTACTCGTCCCAGATTGGAGTGATCACCAGATTGTTGTGACAGTAATACAGCGTTGCGGCCCTTGCCAGAAACTGGCTCCATGTCTGGAACTGGCTCGGCCCATGCTTCATTTTGTTCTGGAGTGACGGTTTCGCCGCACCGTGCATCTCCACGCTCAACTTTGAAACGTGGGTCGCTATCGTGTTGATCGCAGCTCTGCACAGTTCGGACTCGTAGATCCCACCGCCCCAAGTAGTGAAATGGGGGACATATCCGTTGAGCATTCGGAACGTCCCCTCATAACTCCCTCTCGGTTTCGGCCTCTGACCGAAGATCTTTTCAAAAAGTCCCATATTTAACCACCTTCGTTCTTTAACAACTCACCGATCTCGTTCGCCCACTTTGACCGCATCGTCATCGCACACAACACAGCTGCCATGCCGTCTATGTGGACGGAAGGGGAGACCTTGATAAGTTTCCCTCTGCCACGTTCGGAGGACATCTTGATTGCGGAGTTGAGGAAATGCATCTTCAAGAGGTCGTTGTCGCCTATGTGGATCTTCCCATCCTCCAGCATCCCCTGTGTCTCCATCATCACACCGTACAGATTCTCCCCAAACCACACATCATCGGTCTGGCATCCGTAGGCCTTCAACGATTGCACAAGGTACTGGCTCGACCATCGGTCATACCCGACCTTCAACGGCAGGATCTGATACTGCTCCACAAGGTTTGTGATCCACAGATACACATCGTTGAAGTCAACATAGTTCTCTCCGCTTGGAGACATGAGTCCCCTCTGGATGTAGATGTTGTACGGTACTCCGTCCCTTGCTATGGCCTCGTCTATCTTCTCTCCGGGGAGCCAGAAATGCGCTATCACATACAGTTCCCCGGCCTTCTCGATCACTACCGCCGCCGCCGTGAGGTCTGTCGTGTGCGAGAGGTCAACCCCTATCACCGCATAGCTGTCCCGGAAGTCCTCGATGTCCAGTTGCTCCCCGGCAGCGTTCTCGACCGTTTTGCTCGACAACCACGCAATGGAGGAGTTCTGCTTCACACAGCAATACTTCGTGAGGAACTCTGCCCTCTTCGACATCGACCCCTCTGCGACTGCGATCTCCTCCAGAAGGTAATCGACCGGAACGGATACCCCCATGTTTGGGTTCGCCTTCCGCAGTTCGTTGATGTCGTTCCATTGGTCTATGTCATCGACCATATAGAGAAACGGCAACAGCTTCGTCTCTTTGGAGTCCCCAAGGAGAAAGCGTGTTGACCGTTTCACCAGCGCGTCATATATCGAATCGTTGATGTACCCTGAGGTCGTACAGGACAGGATAAGGCCCTCCGGTCTCGCACCCATGCCAGACTTCATGACCTCATACTGTTTGAGGCCCTTGTCTCCTTCCCATGATGCGACCTCGTCACAGATGCACAGGGAAGGGTTGAATCCATCCGACTTCTTTGCGGAGAATGCGATCTTCTTCACTGAGCCGTTGTTGCTCGGAAGATACAACCGGGTCATCTGATGTCTTGCCAGCTCTGGATCGTCACCGTACTCCTTGCGCTTCTTGGCCTGTTCCAGACGTTCCTTTCTGTCCTGCCACTCTGGATCCAGAAGCACCATCTGCCAGATATCGGAGTAAATGATCTCTGCTTGGTCGAGTTTCGGAGCAAGGGTGAACACGTTTGCCCCATATCCTCCGTCTACCCACCAAGTGTATTTTGCTATTGCCGCCGCCAGAAGGGACTTGCCGTTCTTCCGGGCAACAACCAGCAACACTTCCCGGAACTGCCGCACCCCTTCCTCGTTCACGATTCCAAAGATGCAGGAGATCAACGCTTTCT